GGCGTTGAAGGGGTACAGCCGGGAGGCTGACTACACCCGCAAAGCCCAGGCGTTGGCACAGCAACGCCAGGAAGCGCAGTATGCGTTGAACCTGCAGCAGGCGTTGCAGGCCAACCCGGAAATGACGCTGCGAATCCTGGCTGAGCAGTATGGACAGTCGGTCGGACAACAGCAGCCGCCAGCGGCTCCTGCCGAAGACGAGTACATCGATCCCCTCGAACGAGCAATCGCCGAGGAACGCCGGGCGCGATTGGATCTCGAACAACGCATCGCTGCCAGGGAAGCCGACGATCAACTGGGACGTGCCATCGGGTCACTGCAAAGCCAGTACCAGTTGACTGACGATGACGTTCGTGAAGTGGTCGGAACCGCATACAACATGGGTCTCGGTGTGGAAGCACTGCCGATGATCTGGAAGACGATGGCATTTGATCGCCTGTCCGCCAGGGTGCAAGCCCAACGGACACAGCAGGAGCAGCAGCAAGCCGAGGAAGCCCGGCGGACGGCAGCCAAGCAGCAGGCGGGGCAGATCATCAGCAGCGGGACCAACGGAGCAAATGGTCTGACCAATCAGGTGGACGCTGGAGGACGTATGACTCTCCGCCAAGCCATCGAAGCTGCCTTCGAGCAGTCAGGGGCGTAACGGAACCGACCTGAAAGGTTCCATTCATGGCTCTCGCCTCCCACGTCCCAGCAACCTGGGACACCATCCTCTCGACGACGATGCACAACTACCGCAAGACGTTGACCGACAACATCTTCGGCACCAGAGTGCTGCTCGACTACTTCATGTCCAAAGGCCGCGTGCGTACCGTCGACGGCGGCATCTCGATCGTCGAGCCGCTGCTGCTCGGCTCCGGTGAAGCCAACTCCTATGGCCCCTGGGATCAGATCCAGGTCAACCCGGTTGGCGGGATCACCGCTGCCCAGTTCCCGTGGAAGCAGCTGTACGCGACGATCATCATCAACGGACTCGAAGAGGCCCAGAACAACGGCAAGGAACAGGCCATCAACCTGATCGAAGCCAAAGTGATGCAGGCCGAAGAGACGTTGAAGAACATCCTTTCGGCGATGCTCTGGGGCACCCGCACCGGGGCACTCGACTTCACCCCGCTGACCACCCTGGTCGATGCCACCGCTGCCGCTGGTGGGATCACTCCGGCCGCTTCCCCGGCGATCGAGAACCTGTGGCGTTCACCGACGCTGAACACGACGACGATGGTCGGCACCGATTCCAGGGGTGTGACCATCCCGACCGGTTCGCTGCCCGCCACCGGGGCACTCGATGGTGCCGAACTGGAGAAGGTGCTGCGGCGGATGTTCAACCTCGCCTCTGACGGTGGGGCCGACCATGTCGACGCCATCTTCGGAGCCAGCGACATGTTCGAGGCGTACGAGGCGTCGCTCACCCCGCAGGTGCGCTACACCGACACGGCGAAAGCCAACCTCGGGTTCCAGAACCTGATGTTCAAGAACGTCCCGATCTTCTGGGACCCGGACGCCCCGACAGGGACGGCGCTCGGGCTGAACTCGAAGTACGTCGGTCTGACGTTGCACTCGGAGCGCAACTTCAAGCAGTCGCCGTTCACCGCCAACCTCTCCGGAGCGGTCAGCGCTGGGTCGGGGGTGACCACCATCGGTACTGCAGCGGGGACCAATGGCACCGTGCCCGGCGTCCCGGCGGCATCGACGATCGACGCTCGGGTTAGCTTCATCACCACCTACGGCAACACCACGATCAGGGAGCGGCGTCGCAACTTCAAGATCACCGCGATGACCTTTACCTGAGCCACACTTCGGTGGTCCCCGCTCGCTGCGGGGACCACCATCAAAGGAGGCCAGATGGGCATCGAATCGTTCAACTATCGCAAGCCTGCACTGTCCAGCGCGCCGGACGTCCAGCTGGTCGGGCAGATGTACGGCACCCTCGTTGACCAGACCCAGCGGTCCAACGCTCCCGGCGACAGCATCCAGCCTGCTGGGCTGTTCTCTACCGCGCCGTACACCGGGCCGGGAGCCGCCCCACAACCGCAGCGGCCGACGGCCAGCGAGACGACGATCCGCCGGGTCAGTGATGGGGTACGGGTGATCAACGGCAGGCCACGGTGCAAGGCGAACGACGACACCTGCATGGGGCTGGCCTACAGCAGTGAATACTGCCTCGGTCACCGCAAAGCGTTGGCGAAGGAGCAGTCATCGACGTCCAAGGATTGAAGACCTACGTTCGCGACCACCTCGAAGTCGACGATGAGGAACTGCCGGACACGATCCTCAACGTCTACCTGCAGGACGCCTTCGATCGCACCGTCAGCCTCGACAACCGCTGGCCACGCAACGAGAAGACCTGGTCAGCGACCAAGATCGCTGGGTCGACGACGGTCACCCTGCCGCTCGACGTCAACATCCCGTCGATCATCAGCGTCCTCGGGACCAACGGACGCCGCCTCGGCTACGTCACCAACGAGAACCTGGAAGACACCTTCTATACCGGCGTCTCGGTGACCACCGGGGAACCGTCGTACTGGACGACGTGGCAGGGACAGCTGCTGCTGATGCCCAACCCCGGCGTGGACACGACCTACGGGTTGACGATCCGCGGCTACCGCCAGCCGGTGTGGGACAACCTTGCTTCGACGATCCCCGACGTCGATACTCGGCTGCACCCGGCGTTGGCCTATTACACGATGGCCTTGTCCTACGCCGCTCAGGAAGACGAGGTCCTCGAAGGGGTGTACATGGCCCGCTGGGAACGCGACTGTCGCAGCCTGATGTCCGCCATCCTCGATCCGCCGCGTCACCGTCCGGTGGTGCTCAACGGTTCCAGCATCCGCTGGGGTGCGCCCGCCTTCTACATCAACCCGCCGGTCTGATGGCCAACCGGTTGGAACCACTCAACCTGGTGTCCTACGTCGGTGGCCTCAACCTGCGCGCCGACCAGTTCCAGCTGGCCGACGACGAATCCCCGGACATGCTCAACGTCGACATCGATCCGCGCGGTGGGTTCTTCACCCGTCGCGGCTGGGAGCGATGGAACGAGACGTCGATCGTCGACCTCGAAGCCGACGAAGCGCAGCCCAACTGGCATCCACGCAACGCCTACGCCCATGTCACCTCCAACGACCAGCAGTTCATCTACGTCGTCGAGTCGAACAACCTCTACGTCGCCGATGACACCACCGTCTTTGCCCCGGTGACAGGTCCGGTGTGCGAAGCGAACCCACACCAGGCTGATCTCGCTGCCTGGGGCGACGACGTGTACATCTCCTGCGGAATGTCGCAGCCCAGCTACCGGAGGCACCAGCCGACGGTCGGCAGCGCAACGACCACCGCCCTCGATCCGGACACCTGGTCGGAGATCGACGCCCCGACCCACGACGTCATGCCCCAAGCGGAACACGTCGAAGCCCACGGCGGCTACCTCTTCGTTGCCTGCACCAAAGAAGACGGGGTGCTGTACAACGCCCGTGTCCGCTGGTCGCATCCTGGTGTCCCCGACGCCTGGCGGGAAGATGACTTCCTCGACATCGAAGCAGCCGGTGGGCGGATCACGGCGATCGTCGCCTTCAACGACCATCTGCTGATCTTCAAGACCAACTCGCTGTGGGCGCTGTACGGCTACGACGAACAGTCGTGGCAGCTGGTGCGGGTATCGTCGTTGATCGGCTGTCCGACGATGACCGCAATCGGCAAGTCGGAGACGGCGGTGTACTTCTATTCGGCGACGTCGAAAGGCGGGATCTACGGTTACACCGGAGGCCCGCCGACGTACATCTCGGAGAACATCCGCCCGGCGTTCGAGCAGCTGTTCAACTTCGAGAACGTCTTCGTCTCCTGGGCGGCACGCAAACTGTGGGTCACCGTCCCGTGGCGCAAAGACACCGGTTCGACCACCGACCCGTCGTCGATGTTCGTCTACAACCCGGACATCGGTGAAGGGGCATGGACGATGTACCGCTCCGAGTTCGGCACCCCGGCACCGGTTCTCGATGGCTCCGACATTCAGCAGAAGTATCCGCTGGCTGCGCTGTGGTCGAACGAGGAAGCGGAGATGGTCACCCTCGACGCGATCGACGACGCCTACGACGACATCCTCGCCCCGCCGGTCCTCGGCGTCACCCCCGGTGACGGCATTCTGTCCACCTCTGACGGCTTCGACATCGGCGTCGACGGCTTCCAGTTCCGCGGCCAGGCGTTCGAGGCCTACTACCGCACCCGCTGGCTGCACGCCGGATGGCCGGATCGCAAGAAGTCGTGGCGGCGACCCACCCTGATCTGCAAAGGGGTGCAACGGGAGACGAAGCTGATCGTCGAGACGTACCGCGACTACAACGAGGCCGTCATCCACCGCTCGCGTACCCTGCTGCTGCGGGCCAACTCAGCCACCTTCTGGCGCGAAGAAGGCTTTGAGGCCCCGGAAGAAGATGGCTTCGACTGGGAGGCGCTCGGTGCCGAAGACCCCGCCGGGCGTGGCGCCAACTGGGGTCAGTCGGTCAACGGGGCGACATTGCAACGCAGCGGATCACTCGGTCTGGCCCGCGCCGTGCAGCTGCGCGTCCAAGGTTCGACGCTGACGCCGAAAACCAAATGGGGCGTCGACGGGATCGTCGCCAAGTTCGTGATGAGGAGATTCCGCTAATGCCCCTCGACCTGCAGTACGACATCGTCAACGACACCCCGGCAGCAGCCGGACCGGTGGAGGCCAACTTCAACCGTACCGAGCAGTACATCAACCAGGAGTTGATCGCCCGCGACGGCCATGTGGCGATGACCGGGCAGCTGCGACTGGTCGGCAACCCGGTCGTCGATCTCGACGCGGCACCGAAGAACTACGTCGATCAGGTGCTGCCGATCGGGATCATCATGATGTTTGCTGGCCCGATCCCAGAGAGCGGGCGCTGGCTGGTGTGCGACGGTGCCGAGTACGAGACGGCGACCTACCCGGAACTGTTCGAGTCGATTGCCACCACCTACGGGGGCACCGGGGGACATTTCAACGTCCCCGATTTCAGCGGACGGATGGCCCGCGGGACGTCATCGACGGTGACCGTCGGCTCGACCGGCGGTAGTGCCGATTCTGTCGGCGTCCCCGCTCACCTGCACGTCATGGATCACCAGCACGCGGCGACGCTGACCGGGCCTGCGGACACCGATCATCAACATTTCGTTGGTGATCACACCCATTCGATGGGTCACACCCACGGTGTCGGCAGTCACCGCCACTACATGCTGCCCAACGAAGGGACGACGCTGCTCCGCGGTGAAACTCCCACTGGCCCAGGAACCGGGTTGTCCCTCACGGTGGAGGTCGGTCCGAATGCGGAGAGTTTCTCGACGATCACCGGGAACACCGAGGCACCAGCTTCACCGACCGGACCACCGAGCCTGGCTGACACCGGAGGGATCGCTGTCGGCCCGATCGGTACCAGTGGTGCTCTGGCCACCCATCGACACAGCTTCGCCGACTTTTCCTT